TACTGGTGCATATGCATCGACAATACCTTCCTTTGTGGGTTGTATGAGTGTACCTTCCGTTGGATTTGTATAAATCTCTTCTATCTGTTCGCGAGAAGGCATCTCGATTTTTGGAATACTACCCAGAACCAAAGGCAACTGAGAATTTTTACCGTCTAAAAATATACCAAACACTTGTGCAGAAACCATAATATTTGCGTTCATTCCAACACCAGATACCCCACCTTCTGTTGTAGGAATCAGAACTTGAGCGTATGGTAAATCTTCTGTAGGTACATTACCACTGTCACCGTGGACGCCATGAATCCTTACCTTAACACGGCCCAGTCTAGGTTCGTCGGTGCCAGTCTCTTCGACTACACCAATAAACCATCGCATTTGATCCCCATAAAAAGATGAATTCATACTCATTTCATAATTCCCAACTTAACCGCTCTCATGTTTGTTTTGTGTTTTCCGTTCTCATCAAAGATATGTCTAGTCGCATAGATCATGTATTTACCCGACCTATTTTTATCAAACATGTCATCTCCTGCTTCTGCATTGTGTGTTTTGTTAGAAATATAAGTAAAGTCTATATTCCTTCCAAGAGTTCTGTTAGACTCATCGATAAGAAATGGTAATCCAGGCACTTGAATATTTATCGAAGATTTCACTAGTAGTTGTTTTAAGACAGCCCTAGTCATATCTAGTTTCAAAGTTGCCTCGTCAAATTCTTGATAAAAGTTTCCAATATCTGAATACGTATTATTAGAAATCAAACGATGTACGTTTACACTACTTAACTGTTCTATAGGTACTCCATCTAATTCATATGCACCAGTCAATACTTTTGGTTCCTGCTCTGGTGTAATTAGTCCGATCTCTGTCAACTGACTGTATGTGTCTTTTAGATTATGATTGAATGATATTGTTTGACCACTACCCATGTCAGTAACAGAATGACTTGACCCTATTGTACCAGTTGTAATCAAATCAAATATACCATCTTGGGAAGAAGCACTAAACTTCTCGACATTAAAAATCTGTTCAGAACTTATAGTAGAGCCTTGGGGTGTTGTCGCATGTGCTTTAGAAAACGTATATGGAAGTTTGTTCCAAGAGGGAGTATCATACATTTCATTGAAAGATTTTAATTGTAGATTTTTATCCTTAATTGTTTTGAAAAGAAAATAGGGTAATCCTTCAGTCGTAGACATTCTTGAAAGTATCCAGTTACACGCCTCAAATGGACTCATAAAAGGTACACATACTTTCATAGGTGCTTGTGCAGTGGGGTTTGTTGGTAAATCTACTTCAATTTTAAGATGGTCTCTACAGATATTTTGAATAATTTCTTCACATGTACCAGAGTATGATTTGCTAAATTTATTGATAGCACTGTTGTATGCAGACTGTTCAATCATTCTCACGTCAATCATCTCAACTTGATCGCCTACTTTCTTTGTTCCCTTTACTATTTGTAACACAAAGAATAATTTTACAGGTACGGCATCCATAGATGGTTGAGTTATGGTAACCTCACAAAGTTCTGTTCCATTAGGTTTGACACCATCATAAAAACGCATATCATCTCTAAGGATAAAACTACCTTCCAGATAAGGTTTGTTTATATTTTCGAATATTTGAAAAACAGAAATATTATTACTTACATCAATAGGTTTTTCATGCCTATTTGAATGTATTAAAAATTCCTCTAGAACAAAATCAAAGGGAGATTGTTGTTTTGTTACTGGTTCTGGCATTTATCCCTCGCGGAGTAATCTATTAAATTCACTTTGTACTTGTGCCGCGACATCTGGAGTCAAAACTTTTAGTTCTCTTAATTCGTTATTTCTTTTCTCATAACGTTCCCAATATGTCACTGGCAACCAACCTGCTCCAGCTGTTAAATTTACACCACCACTAGTCGTGTTCGGTGTAAAGTGTTGCCACTCGCCAGTAGAATCTTCGTAATGGTGAACCGCATTATATTGAACAACTTCTGATACTGAAGTAACCTTTGCCTCTGCTGATGCACCAGATGTCAAGTCTATTATTTCTTCAAACGCAGATTCACTCGCAGATGTCTGATCGTTGAAGTTACCATTTGCACGAATTACAAGTTGACCCAGATCAAGGTTTCTTTTGACAACAGTTCCCAGTGTACCAGACTGAGATCCACGAACTGGTGCGCCTGGCAATAGTATATCATGCATGGGAGAATTTGTTGTCACTACTCTGTTTGGATAATCCTTTTGCACTCTTGTATAAAGTTCTTGTACGGATATAGGCCAACCACTTTCACGAACATGACTATTCAAAAAATAAAAAGTCCAGTGAAAATTAGAATGACCATACAATTTAAATGACAGGGTGTCTGGTCTTTCGAATTCACCAATATGTACAGTCTCGTAAAATGCAATGTCATCCCTAAGTTCATCTAGAATATTGATGTATGTGGATATATTTTGTGTGAGCGCAGTATCAACTTCATTACCATATTTGTAACGTACTAGTGGAAAGTTTCTAAAAAAGGTAGACATTAATAACCTCCATCTCTGACATCTGCTTTAGTCAACGCTCTTGTTTCTGAGAACGACATTGATATATCTACTTGGTTAAAACTTCCGTCTGTATGAAGTAAAGGCGAATTGGCGTTGTATGTTGCACTAAAAGCAGTAAGATAGGTAGGCAAAAACTTTACATTCATATCATCGTTTGATTTTGCATTTCTCATTCCACTCTTCAATTGAATTTTAAATCTATTAGGAAATTTGTAACCCACTCTAACTTTACCAGCCGATAGAACAGACGGATACAATTCAGTTCTGAATAATTTTACAATCTTTTTTATTTCGGCCGATTCTTTTGCACTTGTTGGTATCATACTGAAACTAAAAGAAAACGTTCTTAGTGGTGTATCTTTAAACATCGCTCTGGTGTTCGGATTGGTTGTTACTTTACTTGCAGCCTGCATACCAAGTGCCGCACTTTGACCGATTTCACCTAATTTTGAGGCTCTCTTCTGTGCAAGAATATCCGCCATACCAGAACCCATAGAAGATCCTCGACCAGTGAAAGCACCTATTTCATTTGCAGCCATACCATAAAATGCACCACCTGTTTCTCTAAGAACACTTTTACCTTGTTGCAACGCCTGTTCTGCGACACCGCCAATGACACCTAATTCAACATTGTCATACTGGGCGGCATCGTTCACCGCAATTGCAGTGGGAAGATAAAGAGAAATCTGATGTGTTGTTTTATCTGTTGATTCGTCATATGCTGCTTCTTCCCTAACATTTCCATACAATGATACCGCTTCCTTGTGAAACTGTTTTATTCCATCAACAGCGCTTAGTCCGAGTTCAATACCTTTTCCTGGCCCTGATACAGACTCCGTTACTTCTGATGGATCATTTGCACTGCTCGTCACGTTTGCAAGAATAGACTGACCCCCTTCTACCAGATCTTTTGCAACATTTGCAACACCAGTAGATATATTTGGAATAACTTTAAATATGATTCTAGCAGGATACTCTCTATTATTAAGAGGATATTCTAAAACCTGTCTACCGGCCTGGTTACCGTCGATTATGTCTTGCAGTTGTAATTTTCTGGTCACATCTATGTTAGGGAATTTCAATGTGCTGTCCTCGTATAAATATCGTTGAATCTATTTATAATGGAAATCATGGCATATCGCGGAAAATATAAACCTAAAAATCCAAAGAAGTACGGTGGTGATCCTACCAACGTAGTGTACCGATCCATGTGGGAACGACACTGCTTCAAGTGGTGTGACGAGTCCAGTAAGGTCATCAAATGGTCTAGTGAAGAAGTCGTTGTACCTTATCTATACGAAGTAGACAAAAAATATCATCGATACTATGTCGATTTAAAAATTACTTATCGTGGTGGTAAAACCGTTCTAATCGAAATCAAACCAGACAAAGAGACTAGACCCCCACCAAAACCAGCAAGATTTTCTCGTAGGTATCTGAACGAGGGATTGACGTATGTAAAAAACATGAACAAGTGGAAAGCAGCCAAGTCCTATGCGACAGACAGAGGTTGGACATTTGAGATATGGACAGAACACACATTAGAGGATATGGGTATCAAACCCAAGTCTACCAAACCACTGAAACCATTAAAACCTTTAAAACGTCCAAAAAAGTAATATAAATAAAGACATGAGTAATTTATTTCAAAAACTAGAGTACGAAGCATTTCGTGCAGGCATCACACCGAGATCAAAAGAATCTCGTGATTGGTTCCGCAAAAAGGCACGTTCAATGCGTGTTAACCGTAGTCAATTGATGCAAGAAGATGAGATCCAGTTACGAAATCGAAGTGCGACTGGTGCAATGTTTATGTTCTTCTATGATCCAAAACATAAGAAGACATTACCGTACTATGACTCTTTTCCTCTCATCATTGCAGTCGGGCCCGCCGCTGGTGGGTTTATAGGATTAAATCTACACTATCTTCCTATTGCATTACGTGCAAAGTTTCTGGATGGTCTGATGGATACAACAACCAATAAGAAGTATGATGAGAGTACAAAGTTTGCGATAAGTTATAGTATGTTAAAGAGTGCATCAAAGTTGAAGTATTTCAAACCTTGTTATAAACATTATTTAACTAAACACGTGAGAGGAAGACTTGCACTTGTGCCTGCACCTGAGTGGGAAATTGCAACATTTCTTCCGACTGCCGATTTCCAAAAGGCATCTACATCTACTATTTACGGACAGTCTAGGAGTATGATTTAATGGCTCAATCTATTGATGAACTAAAGGGTATGGTAACTCGGAAGGGTGGATTGGCAAATCCAACTCTTTTTAAAGTGATGTTACCTTCACCCAGTCATTTTGGAGTAAATAGAACTTCAGTACGAGATCTAAACCTTTTGTGTACTGGTGTATCTTTGCCCGGGCGTCAAGTTATGACTAATGAAAGAAGTATAGGCGGCGTAGTTCAAAAAATCGCAAACGGAACTGCAACTTCTGATATAAACATGAATTTTAGAGTAATGAATGATTATGGTGTCAAAGAATATTTCGAGGCGTGGCAAAATGCAGCGATCAATCAAGGAACCATCAATGGTCAAGAAACGATTGAGATGGCATATGCAGAGCAGTATCAACACCAAGTCAAAATTCAACAATTGAAAAAAGGATTTGGTATTCCAATTTATCAAACTGCATTACCTTTACCAAAACTTCCGCCCGAAATACAAAATAGACTACCAAGAATTGAACTCGGCCCGTTTGGAAACCTTGACTTTGCTCAAGGTGAACTTGACTTAGATTTTCAGACCAGAGATCAAGTTGTGTACGAGTGTACATTAACTGATGCGTTTCCAACAACCATGAATGAAATTGCATTTAGTGATGCGTCAGTAAACGGATTGATTGAGTTTAATATACAGTTATCATACCGTCGTTGGTTTAGAACCGATAACGGATCATCCCCATTAGGCGCCTTCGGGCAAACCCTATCTACTATTAGAAGTATAGTAGGATTATAATTTTATATAAAGAAAGAGTGAATGAAAAATGGCACTACCTAAGTTAAATGATACCCCAAAGTATAATATGGTTATACCATCAACTGGGCAAGAGGTAAGGTTTCGACCTTTCCTAGTTAAAGAAGAAAAGGTCATGTTGATTGCAATGGAATCAGATGATCAACAACAACAATTGCAATCTATTGTTGATACATTATCCGCATGTGTTCAAGGTGATGTTAATTGGAATACATTAACAACATTTGACATTGAACTCATGTTTAATAAACTACGTGCAAAGTCTGTTGGTGAAACAGCAAAGGTTGGCGTACCATGTGATAATGAGGAATGCAAAGTAGATAATGAAATTGTTATTAACGTGGAGATGTTGGACATCAAAATGCCTGATATATCCAATGTTATTCAATTAGATGCCAACGTATCAATTGAAATGAATTGGCCGAGTTATATGTCAGTATTACAGACCACTGCTGGTAAACAGACTGAAACGGAACAAACATTTAATCTGTTGAGACATTGCATAAAAGCGGTCATCACGGAGAATGAAAGAATTGATCTGAAAAACGAAAGTGCCGCAGAAGTAGACAGGTTTATTGAAAGTCTGAACAGTGAACAGTTTAATAAAGTAAAAGGTTTCATTGATGAAATGCCTGCAATGAAACATCCGATTGAATTTACTTGTCCAAAATGCGGAACAGAAAATAAACAAATGTTAGAAGGAATCCAGAATTTTTTTTAGTAAGTCTATCCCACAATAGTTTACTTAGTTATTACAATGCAAACTTTCAGATGATGCAACACCACAAATATTCACTGAGTGAGATAGACGATTTAATCCCTTGGGAAAAAGAAGTTTACTTGGATATGTTAATTGAATACTTGAAAGAAGAAAAAGAAAGACAAGAACAAGCCAATAGAAGGTAAACAAAATGGCAGCAATGACCCTAGAAGATGTAGTCAAACAACTACAGACTAATAACAGAACCAGTGGTGACGTTGTTAAGACTCTGAAAGACTTCATCAATATGTCCAAAAGAAACTCTCTTGATGCATTAGAAGCAGAACGCGAGAAGAAAAAGAAGACAGCCGATGATGTCAAGGCAGGTGCGAAAACAATGAAATCACCAGATGTCAAAGGCAACATGGGCCTGGCTGCGATCTTTGCGGGCATGGGTTTAAAGTCTGCGTTGCTCAAAATTTCTGCAATCTTGGTTGCTGGTACTGCCGCTCTAGTTCTTGCATTTGAAGGATTGAGAGGTTGGGAAGCAGATCAGGTAAAGAAAATAAAAGGTCTACTCAAATTACCAACAGTAGTATCAAATGGAATGATTAAGTTAAGGAACGGCGTTCTTGGAATGTTTGGGTTGACTGCTGAAGGTTTACCGATTAAACAGGCAGATGGAACAATGGGTAAAAGTATGTCCATTCAGGCACAAGTTGCTCAAAAATTTGCAAACATGAAAAAGGCATTTCTTTTGAGCTTTGGTATAGGTGCAGATGGTAAGAACGTTGGTAAAGTAGGCCCTAAAGGGATGACGAAACAACCTCTCCACATAAGAGCAGGCCGTGCAATAATAAGATTGTTGTCACCTTTGTCTACTTTAGTATCTGGTCTTGCTAATTGGTTTAAGGGCGCTGGTGCAAAAATTATGAATTTTGCCAAGGCCTTCTTAGGCGGTGGCGGCGGTGTCTTAAAACTTATGGGTAAAATTCTCTGGCCAATTGGAATTATTCTATCACTGTTTGACGGTGTAACAGCATTCAAAGATGAAAAAGGTACTTTCTATGATAAGTTAGGTGCTGGTATTGGTGGATTTATTGGAAGTTTTATCGGCGCGCCATTTGATTTACTTAAAGGTGCAATAAACTGGCTTCTTAAAAAGATATTTCCAGGCCTGACTACTGAAGATGGAAAGTGGGATGAATCAACTGTTCTGGGAAGTTGGTTATCAAAATTTGAAGGTTTTAGTATTGCTGAGATGATTTCTAATTTGGTAAAAGGTATGTTTGCATTACCCAAGAAAGCAATTGAGTGGATTAAAGGCAAGTTTTCAATTGGTGTCGATTTTTTCACTAATGCGTGGCAAGCACTTTTAAAAAAATTCTCCACACCAGAGGGTGCAGTCGCAGGCCTTATCGATTTACTCATGTGGCCAGTAAACGCAGCAGTTAATTTCGTCAGAAAGATGTTTGGTTGGTCAGAGGATGATGCGCCTGCATTTAGTGTAGGAGATTTTGTCGTAGAAACTTTTGGAAAAATCGTTGATTGGTTTAAAAAGTTACCAGAACGCATAATGTTAACCATTAGAGAATTTACTACGGCCGCAATCGCTGGTATGAAACTTGATTTCATGAATTTAGTAGATATGTTGAAAAGTATTCCAGCAAAAATCAAACTATATGTACGTAGTCTCTTACCCAGAGGGTTAGGTGGAATAAGTGACGCAGAATACGAAAAAAAATTGGCGGAAATAAATACACCAGACGAAGCACGACTTGCAGAAAGACAGGCAATCGTTGATGAGTTAAGGAAAGATCTCGCGAATATTGCATCAGAACGAGAAGCTCTGAACGCACCAGCCAATAATGTTGATAATAGTGATAAGAGTACTACTACCGTTATCAATGCAGAAGAAGCAGTAAACGTTGAAGCGTTTGGTTGATAGAAAAAGGGAGACCGTGAAGTCTCCCTTTAATTATTAATTAGTCAGCGTTTGCCAACTTAGCAAAGTAAGACATAGTGTCTTCTTTGTCATCGTTACCCTCAGATATCGCAGTCATAGTTTGTTCTTCGATAGTCTGTGGAGGTGTTTCACTCATAGGAGTTGGTTCCACCTGTGGAGTCATCTTGACCTCATCACGTATAGGCATTGCGTCAACCAAACCAAGAACACTATTCATCTTGGTCTTCAGTTCACTGTATGATTTGTAGAACTTAGGATCAGTGTATTCTCCTAGATCATGCATAGAGTTATAGACACCTTCCAATTTGGATTCGTCATCACTCACTGCGGTACGATTCGCAAACTCGGACTTATCATAGTTACGATAACCCTCGACTTGCCGGCTCTTGCTCTTGCAGTCTGCACCTTCCCACACATCAAATGGTTGATACGGTTCTTCATCTGCAAACTGTGGTTGCATTGCATCCATTAGTTTGTCGAAGATTTTCTTACCGTACTGGTACATGAATACCTTGCCTTCATTGGCAGGGTTGCCTGGATCTGAGACAACAAGGATATTAGAGACATAGTGTAACCTACGTTTCTGACGCCTTGCAGTTTCTTTGTCCTCATCGATACCTGAGTTCCATAGTTTGGAATTCAGTTCACCGACTGGATCTTCTTGTCCAATCGAAGTGAGTGATCGTTCGATATACCACTTACCTGTTGAACCTTTGAACCCATGATCCCAATACCGTACCCAAGGAAGTTCTTGACCTTCTGAGGCTGGTAGGAATCGAATGACCGCATAACCATTGCCTGCCTTATCGACAGTTGGTTTCCAAATGCGTTCATCTGTGTAAGATTTTTTCTCACCACCACCTGATGCGTTTGCCGCATCCAGAAGTTTTGAGATTGTGTCTTTGTTTCGTTTTAGATCTGCGAATGACATATGCATTCTCCTTTGTATTTGCTGAAATATGAAATAATATTATACCACAGTATTACTGTAATGTACAGAGTATTTATAAACTTTTTTAATCGAAAGATAATTGATTACCGCCTGGTAGTAAATTCAAAGTCACTGCCTCACCAGCAATCTTATCTTTTATGATGACAGATATAAACTTTCGAACGTCCAGTGGATCGATATCGTTTTCACCACAAAGATGAATCACTGCATCCATGTATGACATCTGTTTATCAACAACTGTCTGTTCGACCATTGTTGCAAACTTTGTTTTAGTTAGAAAATTTTTATCGTCTGCTGAATCTATCATCTATCAAATACCCTCAATAATATTGTGTCATTGTTTATACGGCCATTACAAGAATTTGTTTTGGTCGTTAGTGTAGTCCACCATTTTCCAATGGCAGTTGGGGTTTTAGTCAAGACCATGTTTAGACCTTCATCTGGTTTACGCAATTTGGTCTGTCTGGATTTTACTTTATCCCATCCCTGTAAAGTTGTTCCTTTCATCTGGAACCCCTTTGGCGATTCTGTCAAGTACTCACTGACAGTTCTCGTTTTTGTATTGAAAACATAAAGTCGCATAGATCCAACTATTGACATTGGATTGATCGACGTGAGTTTGAACTCATCTGATGTTTTCGCATACTGCAATTTGGCAACTTGCCTGTCGGCAGTTCTCACTCTTGGAGTTCGGATTGCACGTGTTGCCTTCTTTGCGAGTATATATTTCTTTGCATCACCAACAAGTTCACGCATGAACTCGTAGTATGCTTTACGTTGTTTTACTGATAGGTGATCATACGCCTCTATAAGATCTGGGGTTTTCTTTTCAACCAGTTCTCGCAGTTCGTCTAGAATGCGTTCGTAATAATCGAACACTGTTCTTGCACTGACTGCGGATAAGGATACAAGAGTCATCTCATTGTACATGTTAAACTTTGGGTGGTTAGGCCACAGATCGATAACGTATTCAACCTCTGCAAAAAACTTATCGGTTTTCTGTTTCATCAACTCATGTGGAGTCTTGATAAGTCTGTCAGTAGGTTTGGCAGATTCGATTACCTTTTTCTCTGCACCTTCTTTGAGTTCTTCATAGAACGATTGCATTGTTCTATCGAAGTCATAACCTTTCGGCATTGGAAGATTCTGTTGTTTCCATAGAATGACTGTCGCAGGCAATGCGTTGAAGTGATAGAAATAGTCTGGTGCATTCAACATTAGTTTTAGTTCATCACCAGAAAAGTCTTGTCGTATTTGATTACGTATAACACCGGCCACGTCCTTTCGATCTGTCTCCGTTCGAAGATAGTTATTCAGATCATTAAAAGTTGTGTATGGGGCGGCCGCGATACCAGTCTTGGCTGGCGCCTTCCGCATTTTACGTTTTGCCATTATTACTCCTTGAGGGGTATCAGTTCCAGTTCACCATCTGGTAGACGTTTGTATTTTACATACCCCTCTTTACACAGATAGTTTATAGTTTGTTCTGCCGCTTGATCAAGGAAGTGATTCTTCCAATGTGAATAGGACAGTCCATAGGCAGCAGCGAAGATGCCACCGCCTATGAGTGTAGTTAAGAGTATCGCACTATCAATCATTGCCGTAGCCCAAATTGTCCTCGACCATAATAAAACTCTCAACATTTCTAACTCGGAAAGATCTCCAACCATTTGCGTCCAAATCCCAAACGGATAGAACCTCGTAGTTTAGTTCCCGAATTTTTTTCTGCGACATTGGATCTTCCTTTGTCGCCTTTGGAAGCGCCCACTCTTGAAGAGTACAACGCATCACTCGCGTGTCACCATTTACTTTGGTGAATGCAACCTTTGCAGATTTACTTTCAAGAAGACGTTTATATTCTTCCCATTTCCACCTGACTTGCATGTTGCTCATTTCTGAGTCTGACCATGCATCGATGTCATCTTGACTAATCATATTAATCCCAATCATTATCAAAGCGAGTTGTTTCTCGCATAGTTTCACCATAATACTCGTTTGCATATTTAGACGCATCAGTCCAGTGATTGATGTTTGTCTCGTTCTTAGGAACTTGTGCAAACTCGCGTTGAACAGGATTACGCTTGAGATGACGAGTAATCGCCTTGCGTTTTTCCTTGATCTTTGCGACACGTTTTTGACGGGCCGCAATTTCTTTAATCAATCCTAGACGTTCTAGGAATTGGTTATCTGTAAATTCACTCATACTTTCACCTCATAAGGTTTGTTCCATTGACCGACGTTGATGTCGATATAATACGCACGATCAAAATAGTCGATCATAATGTCTGAGTTGTTATACCAAGCAACAGACTGAGAACCGACGCCTTTCATAGCCGCAACAAGTTCGTCGTAGAATTTGGCAATCTTAGACTCACCAACTTCTTCCATCCATTCTGACATATAGTTCTCATTCACTTGAATGTAGTTGTCATTGATATAGGGTTCGCTTCCACGACGTTTTGCATCTTCGATCCGATGTTTGTTTGATGCACCGATCAAATCTAGAATACCAGACTTGATGTTGACAACCAAACTACTATGATTACGCACACCAATAGAACCTTTAACACCGTATTTTTTCAATACTGACTTGATCTGTGGTGCCAAGTCTTTTTTCATTTCTTGTGAAACATATGCCATTCGAGTGATTCCTTTTCTCTCTGATTACAATTAACAATACGATAGTTTGACTGATTCGTCAAGAGTTATTTTCAAAATAAAA